AGACGTGTGCTCTTCCGATCTAGTGAAATACCTCCCTTTTGTGGATTTGTCTGTTTGTCGACTTTTTGTGTTGGTGGTGAGTGTTGTGCAGCCTGAGCTTCCTGATAGTCGTGAGTGGTGTGAGGAGACGCGTCGTTGGTGGCGTGTGTGGGGTGAGGATAGTCGCGCGCAGTACGTGTCTGATGAGGAGTGGCTGTTTCTCATGGATGCTGCGGTGATTCATGATTGTGTGTGGCGTGAGGGCAGGGCGGATTTGGTGGCTTCGCTTCGTGCTCATGTGAAGGCTTTTATGGGCATGTTGGATCGGTATTCGGTTGATGTGGCGTCTGGTGGCCGTGGTGGGGGTTCTGCGGTGGCGATGATTGACCGGTATAGGAAGCGCAGGGGGGCCTGATTAGGTGTCTGGTGTTGTTGGGTCTCAGGTTCCTCGTCACCGTGTGGCTGCGGCGTATTCGGTGTCTGCCGGGGGTGATGCTGGGGAGTTGGGTCGTGCGTATGGGTTGACGCCTGATCCGTGGCAGCAGCAGGTGTTGGATGATTGGCTGGCTGTCGGTGGTAATGGCAGGCTTGCTTCGGGTGTGTGTGGTGTGTTTGTGCCTCGCCAGAATGGCAAGAATGCTATTTTGGAGATTGTGGAGTTGTTTAAGGCGACTATTCAGGGTCGCCGTATTTTGCATACAGCTCACGAGTTGAAGTCGGCCCGTAAGGCGTTTATGCGGTTGCGTTCGTTTTTTGAGAATGAGCGGCAGTTTCCTGACTTGTATCGTATGGTGAAGTCGATTCGTGCGACGAATGGTCAGGAGGCTATTGTGTTGCATCATCCGGATTGTGCCACGTTTGAGAAGAAGTGTGGCTGTCCGGGTTGGGGTTCGGTGGAGTTTGTGGCCCGTAGCCGGGGTTCTGCTCGCGGGTTTACGGTTGATGATTTGGTGTGTGATGAGGCTCAGGAGTTGTCGGATGAGCAGTTGGAGGCTTTGCTTCCTACGGTAAGTGCTGCCCCGTCTGGTGATCCGCAGCAGATTTTCCTTGGCACGCCGCCTGGGCCGTTGGCTGACGGGTCTGTGGTGTTGCGTTTGCGTGGGCAGGCGCTTGGTGGCGGTAAAAGGTTTGCGTGGACGGAGTTTTCGATTCCTGACGAGTCTGATCCGGATGATGTGTCACGCCAGTGGCGGAAGTTGGCTGGGGATACGAATCCGGCGTTGGGTCGTCGTCTGAATTTTGGGACAGTCTCGGATGAGCATGAGTCGATGTCTGCTGCCGGTTTTGCTCGGGAGCGGCTTGGATGGTGGGATCGTGGCCAGTCTGCTGCGTCTGTGATTCCGGCTGATAAGTGGGCTCAGTCTGCGGTGGATGAGGCGGCTCTGGTTGGCGGGAAAGTGTTTGGTGTCTCGTTTTCTCGTTCTGGGGATCGGGTTGCTTTGGCGGGTGCTGGCCGGACTGATGCTGGGGTTCATGTTGAGGTTATTGATGGGCTGTCGGGAACGATTGTTGATGGTGTGGGCCGGTTGGCTGACTGGTTGGCGGTTCGTTGGGGTGATACTGACCGGGTCATGGTTGCCGGGTCTGGTGCGGTGTTGTTGCAGAAGGCGTTGACGGATCGTGGTGTTCCGGGCCGTGGCGTGATTGTTGCCGATACTGGGGTGTATGTGGAGGCGTGTCAAGCGTTCCTGGAGGGTGTCAGGTCTGGTGTGGTTTCTCACCCTAGGGCTGATTCGAGGCGTGACATGTTGGATATTGCTGTGAGGTCGGCTGTGCAGAAGAAGAAGGGTTCTGCGTGGGGTTGGGGTTCCTCGTTTAAGGATGGTTCTGAGGTTCCTTTGGAGGCTGTGTCTTTGGCTTATCTTGGTGCGAAGATGGCGAAGGCTAGGCGGCGTGAACGGTCTGGTAGGAAGCGGGTGTCTGTGGTATGAACTCGGATGAGTTGGCTCTGATTGAGGGCATGTTTGATCGTATCCAAAGGTTGTCTTCGTGGCATTGTCGTATTGAGGGCTACTATGAGGGCTCGAGCCGGGTGCGTGACCTTGGTGTGGCTATTCCGCCGGAGTTGCAGCGTGTGCAGACGGTGGTGTCGTGGCCTGGTATAGCTGTGGATGCTTTGGAGGAGCGTCTGGATTGGCTTGGCTGGACTAATGGTGACGGCTACGGCCTGGATGGTGTGTATGCTGCGAATCGGCTATCAACCGCGTCATGCGACGTTCACCTTGATGCACTAATTTTTGGTTTGTCGTTTGTGGCTGTTATTCCCCAGGATGATGGGTCGGTGTTGGTTCGTCCGCAGTCACCAAAGAATTGTACGGGCCGGTTTTCGGCTGACGGATCTCATTTGGATGCGGGTTTGGTGGTTCAGCAGACGTGTGATCCTGAGGTGGTTGAGGCTGAGCTTTTGCTTCCTGATGTGATTGTTCAGGTGGAGCGGCGGGGTTCGCGTGAATGGGTTGAGGTGGATCGTATACCGAATGTGTTGGGTGCTGTTTCGCTTGTGCCTATTGTGAATCGTCGCCGTACTTCTAGGATTGATGGCCGTTCGGAGATTACGAGGTCTATTAGGGCTTACACGGATGAGGCTGTGCGCACACTGTTGGGGCAGTCTGTGAATCGTGATTTTTATGCGTATCCTCAGCGTTGGGTGACTGGCGTGAGCGCGGATGAGTTTTCGCAGCCTGGCTGGGTCTTGTCGATGGCTTCTGTGTGGGCTGTGGATAAGGATGATGATGGTGATACTCCGAATGTGGGGTCGTTTCCTGTCAATTCGCCTACACCGTATTCGGATCAGATGAGATTGTTGGCTCAGTTGACGGCTGGGGAGGCTGCGGTTCCGGAACGCTATTTCGGGTTTATCACGTCTAACCCGCCTAGTGGGGAGGCTTTGGCTGCTGAGGAGTCTCGGCTTGTGAAGCGTGCTGAGCGGCGTCAGACGTCGTTTGGTCAGGGCTGGCTGTCGGTTGGTTTCCTGGCTGCCAAAGCGTTGGATTCTCGTGTTGATGAGGCCGATTTTTTTGGTGATGTTGGTTTGCGTTGGCGTGATGCTTCGACTCCTACCCGGGCTGCTACGGCTGATGCTGTGACGAAGCTTGTGGGTGCCGGTATTCTTCCGGCGGATTCTCGGACGGTGTTGGAGATGTTGGGGCTTGATGATGTGCAGGTTGAGGCTGTGATGCGTCATCGTGCCGAGTCGTCGGATCCGTTGGCGGCACTGGCTGGGGCGATATCGCGGCAGACGAACGAGGTTTGATAGGCGATGGCTTCGGGTGTTGCGTCGCGGTTGGCTGCTGCCGGGTATCAGCGGCAGGCGATTCGTTTTGCCGGGAAGTATGCGGGCTATTATGCCGAGCTTGGTCGTTTGTGGCATTCCGGGAAGATGACAGATGCGCAGTATGTGCGTTTGTGTGTGGAGTTGGAGCGTGCCGGCCATGACGGTTCCGCGGCGTTGGCGGGCAAGTTCGTTTCAGATTTTCGGAAGCTTAACGGTGTCGATCCTGGTTTGATCGTGTATGACGAGTTTGATGCTGCCGCAGCGTTGGCTAGGTCGTTTGCGACTATGAAGATGATGAATAGTGACCCGGATAGGGCGAAGGATACGATTGATGCGATGGCGGCGGGTGTTAATCGGGCTGTCATGAATGCTGGTCGTGACACGGTTGAGTGGTCTGCGGGTGCGCAGGGTAGGTCGTGGCGTCGGGTGACTGATGGTGATCCGTGTGCTTTTTGTGCCATGTTGGCTACGAGGTCGGATTATACGACTCGGGAGCGGGCGCTTACTACTGGTCATACGCGGCGTCATAAGCGTGCCGGTAGGCGTCCGTTTGGTTCGAAGTATCATGATCATTGTGGTTGTACGGTGGTTGAGGTTGTTGGCCCTTGGGAACCGAATAGGGCTGATGCCGAGTATCAGAGGACGTATGAGAAGGCTCGTGAATGGGTTGATGATCACGGGTTGCAGCAGTCGCCTGGCAATATTTTGAAGGCTATGCGTACTGTTGGCGACATGAGATGATGGTTTCCGGTTGTGTGCCGCCGGTTATCGGTGCACAGGGTTGTCTCCCGCACGGGGGTCAACAAGTTAGTGTTGTTTTCCGCAAGGAGTGTAGGTTAGGCTATGGCCGATCAGAGTGTTGAGGAACAGGATGTTGACAATGATGCTGTTGAGCCCGGAAAGGGTGGAGACATTGTTGATGTTGTGAAGGATGGGCAGGCTGCCGGCGATGATCATGCAGGTGATGTTTCCGTGAAGGAGGAGTCTTCTTCTGGCACGGATTGGAAGGCTGAGGCTCGTAAGTGGGAGTCTCGTGCTAAAAGTAATTTTGCCGAGTTGGAGAAGCTTCGCGCCTCGGATGGTGATGCGGGGTCTGTGATTGATGATCTTCGCCGCAAGAATGAGGAACTCGAAGACCGGATTAACGGGTTTGTTCTTGAGGGTGTGAAGCGTGATGTGGCCGCCGAGTGTGGCCTGTCGGGTGATGCTGTCGCTTTCTTGCATGGTAGCGATCGTGAAGCACTGGTGGAGTCTGCTAAGGCTTTGAAGGGTTTGATCGACCATAGTAGTGGTGGCGCGGGTGTGCGCCGTCTTGCGGGGAGTGCCCCCGTTGATGATGTTAAACGACGTGAGGGTGTCGCGTTTGTGGATGCTCTTGTCAATAATTCTAGGAGATGATTTCTGATGGCTGACGATTTTCTTTCTGCAGGGAAGCTTGAGCTTCCTGGTTCTATGATTGGTGCGGTTCGTGACCGTGCGATCGATTCTGGTGTGCTTGCTAAACTGTCGCCGGAGCAGCCGACTATTTTCGGCCCTGTGAAGGGTGCCGTGTTTAGTGGTGTTCCTCGCGCCAAGATTGTTGGTGAGGGCGAGGTTAAGCCTTCCGCATCGGTTGGTGTTTCGGCGTTTACTGCTCAGCCTATCAAGGTTGTGACTCAGCAGCGTGTCTCGGACGAGTTTATGTGGGCTGACGCCGATTACCGCCTGGGTGTTTTGCAGGATCTGATTTCGCCTGCTCTTGGTGCTTCGATTGGTCGCGCTGTTGATCTGATTGCTTTCCACGGTATTGATCCGGCTACGGGTAAGCCTGCTGCTGCTGTCAAGTCTTCGCTGGATAAGACGAAGAATATTGTTGATGCAACCGATAGCGCTACGGCTGATCTGATTAAGGCGGTTGGGCTGATTGCTGGTGCCGGTTTGCAGGTTCCTAACGGGGTTGCTTTGGATCCGGCGTTCTCGTTTGCCCTGTCTACTGAGGTGTATCCGAAGGGGTCTCCGCTTGCCGGCCAGCCTATGTATCCTGCCGCCGGGTTCGCCGGTTTGGATAATTGGCGTGGCTTGAATGTTGGTGCTTCTTCGACTGTTTCTGGCGCCCCGGAGATGTCGCCCGCCTCTGGTGTTAAGGCTATTGTTGGTGATTTCTCGCGTGTTCATTGGGGTTTCCAGCGTAACTTCCCGATCGAACTGATCGAGTATGGTGACCCGGATCAGACTGGGCGTGACCTGAAGGGCCATAATGAGGTTATGGTTCGTGCCGAGGCTGTCCTGTATGTGGCTATCGAGTCGCTTGATTCGTTTGCTATTGTGAAGGAGAAGGCTGCCCCGAAGCCTAATCCGCCGGCCGAGAACTGATTCATTTGTTGCGATAATGTTCATGCTGTGTGCAGGGGGTGGTGTTGATGGGTATCATTTTGAAGCCTGAGGATATTGAGCCTTTCGCTGATATTCCTAGAGATAAGCTTGAGGCGATGATTGCCGATGTGGAGGCTGTGGCTGTCAGTGTCGCCCCCTGTATCGCTAAACCGGATTTCAAATACAAGGATGCCGCTAAGGCGATCCTACGTAGGGCTTTGTTGCGCTGGAATGATACCGGGGTTTCTGGCCAGGTGCAGTATGAGTCTGCGGGTCCTTTCGCTCAGACTACACGGTCTAATACTCCCACGAATTTGTTGTGGCCTTCTGAAAATGCCGCGTTGAAGAAGCTGTGTGAGGGGGATGGTGGGGCTGGTAAAGCGTTCACTATTACCCCAACTATTAATGGTCGATATGTGCATTCTGAGGTGTGTTCCACGGTGTGGGGTGAGGGTTGCTCGTGCGGGTCTAACATTAACGGATACGCTGGCCCTTTGTGGGAGATATGATATGACCAGTTTTCCTTATGGTGAAACGGTTGTGATGCTTCAACCGACTGTTCGTGTCGATGATCTTGGCGACAAGGTGGAAGACTGGTCTAAGCCTGTCGAGACTGTGTTCCATAACGTGGCCATCTATGCTTCGTTGTCGCAGGAGGATGAGGCCGCTGGGCGTGACTCTGATTATGAGCATTGGTCGATGCTTTTCAAGCAGCCTGTTGTGGGTGCTGATTATCGTTGTAGGTGGCGTATTCGGGGTGTTGTGTGGGAGGCTGACGGGTCTCCTATGGTGTGGCATCATCCGATGTCTGGCTGGGATGCGGGCACGCAGATCAATGTGAAGCGTAAGAAGGGCTGATAGATTGTGGCTCAGGATGTGAATGTGAAGCTGAACTTGCCGGGTATTCGTGAGGTGTTGAAGTCTTCTGGGGTGCAGGCTATGTTGGCTGAGCGTGGCGAGCGTGTCAAGCGTGCGGCCTCGGCGAATGTGGGCGGTAACGCTTTCGATAAGGCCCAGTATCGTGCAGGGTTGTCGTCGGAGGTGCAGGTTCACCGTGTTGAGGCTGTCGCCAGGATTGGTACCACCTATAAGGGTGGTAAAAGGATTGAGGCGAAGCATGGCACGCTGGCCCGGTCGATTGGGGCTGCGTCGTGATCGTTTACGGTGACCCCAGGAAGTGGGCTAAACGTGTGCTCAAGGATGATGGCTGGCTGTCCGATATACCGTGTACTGGGACGGTGCCTGACCGGTTTGAGGGTGACCTGATTTGGTTGGCGTTGGATGGTGGCCCGCAGTTGCATGTGCGTGAGCGTGTTTTTTTGCGGGTGAATGTGTTTTCGGATACGCCGGATCGTGCTATGTCGTTGGCGCGTCGTGTTGAGGCTGTGCTGGCTGATGGTGTGGACGGTGACCCTGTGGTGTACTGTAAACGGTCTACTGGCCCTGATTTGCTGGTTGATGGTGCACGTTTTGATGTGTATTCGCTTTTTGAGCTGATATGTAGGCCTGCGGAGTCTGAATAAGCTTATTGTTTTTGTTTTAATGTAATTGTTTGATATTTAATGGGGGTTGTTATGGCTGCAACACGTAAAGCGTCTAATGTTCGCTCTGCTGTTACGGGTGACGTCTATATTGGTAAAGCTCATGCCGGTGACACTATTGATGGTGTGAAGACGGTTCCTGACGGTCTTACCGCTTTAGGGTATCTGTCGGATGACGGGTTTAAGATTAAGCCTGAGCGTAAAACGGATGATTTGAAGGCTTGGCAGAATGCGGATGTTGTTCGCACTGTGGCTACGGAGTCGTCTATCGAGATTTCTTTCCAGCTGATCGAGTCTAAGAAAGAGGTTATCGAACTGTTTTGGCAGTCGAAGGTTACTGCCGGATCCGATTCGGGTTCGTTCGATATTTCTCCTGGTGCCACCACTGGCGTGCACGCCCTGTTGATGGATATTATTGATGGCGATCAGGTTATTCGCTACTATTTCCCTGAGGTCGAGTTGATTGATCGTGACGAGATCAAGGGCAAGAATGGCGAGGTGTATGGGTATGGTGTGACGTTGAAGGCGTATCCTGCCCAGATTAATAAGAAGGGTGATGCGGTGTCTGGTCGGGGGTGGATGACGGCTTTAAAAGCTGATACTCCCCCGGTTCCTCCTTCTCCGAAGCCTGAGCCGGATCCTAATCCGCCGTCTAATAACTGATACACATAGTTTGAGGGATTGTTGATAGATGAGTGACACAGGTTACACGTTGAAGATTGGTGACCGTAGCTGGGTGTTGGCGGATGCGGAGGAAACAGCGCAGGCTGTTCCTGCCCGCGTTTTTCGCCGTGCCGCCAGGATTGCCCAGTCTGGGGAGTCTGCGGATTTCGCCCAGGTTGAGGTGATGTTTTCCATGTTGGAGGCTGCCGCCCCAGAGGATGCTGTGGAGGCCTTGGAGGGGCTTCCTATGGTTCGTGTGGCCGAGATTTTCCGTGAGTGGATGGAATATAAGCCTGACGGTAAGGGTGCCTCGCTGGGGGAATAGTTTGGCTCCACGGCCTGATTGATGATTATCGTGGGGCCATCGAATACGATTTCCGCACCAAGTTTGGTGTTTCTGTTTATAGTGTTGGTGGCCCGCAGATGTGTTGGGGTGAGGCTGTCCGGCTGGCTGGCGTGTTGTGTACCGATACGTCTAGCCAGTTGGCGGCCCACCTGAATGGTTGGCAGCGCCCGTTTGAGTGGTGCGAGTGGGCTGTGCTGGACATGCTGGATCATTACAGGTCTGCTAATAGTGAGGGGCAGCCGGAGCCTGTGGCGAGGCCTACGGATGAGCGTAGGGCCCGGTTTACGTCTGGGCAGGTGGACGATATTTTGGCGCGTGTTCGTGCCGGTGGCGGGGTGTCTCGCGAGATTAATATTATGGGGTGAATAGTGTATGTCTGGTGAGATTGCTTCCGCATATGTGTCGTTGTATACGAAGATGCCTGGCCTTAAAAGTGATGTTGGTAAACAGCTTTCTGGGGTGATGCCTGCTGAGGGTCAGCGTTCTGGTAGCTTGTTTGCTAGCGGGATGAAGTTGGCTTTGGGCGGCGCCGCAATGATGGGTGCCATCAATGTTGCCAAGAAGGGCCTCAAGTCGATTTATGATGTGACTATTGGTGGCGGTATTGCTAGGGCGATGGCTATTGATGAGGCTCAGGCTAAACTGACTGGTTTGGGTCACACGTCGTCTGACACGTCTTCGATTATGAATTCGGCTATTGAGGCTGTGACTGGTACGTCGTATGCGTTGGGTGATGCGGCGTCTACGGCTGCGGCGTTGTCTGCTTCGGGTGTGAAGTCTGGCGGGCAGATGACGGATGTGTTGAAGACTGTCGCCGATGTGTCTTATATTTCGGGTAAGTCGTTTCAGGATACGGGCGCTATTTTTACGTCTGTGATGGCTCGCGGTAAGTTGCAGGGCGATGACATGTTGCAGCTTACGATGGCTGGTGTTCCTGTGCTGTCTTTGCTTGCCAGGCAGACGGGTAAAACGTCTGCTGAGGTGTCGCAGATGGTGTCGAAGGGGCAGATCGATTTTAACACGTTTGCGGCTGCGATGAAGCTTGGCATGGGTGGTGCTGCGCAGGCGTCTGGTAAAACGTTTGAGGGCGCTATGAAGAATGTTAAGAGTGCCCTGGGTTATTTGGGTGCTACGGCTATGGCGCCGTTTCTTAACGGCCTGCGGCAGATTTTTGTTGCGTTGAATCCGGTTATTAAGTCTATCACGGAGTCTGTGAAGCCTTTGTTTGCGTCGGTGGATCAGGGGATTCAGCGTATGATGCCGTCTATTTTGGCGTGGATTAACCGGATGCCGGGCATGATCACAAGAATGAATGCACAGATGCGCGCCAAGGTGGAGCAGTTGAAGGGCATTTTTGCGAGAATGCATTTGCCTGTCCCTAAAGTGAATTTGGCTGCCATGTTTGCTGGCGGCACCGCAGTGTTCGGTATTGTTGCTGCCGGTGTGGGGAAGCTTGTCGCGGGTTTTGCCCCGTTGGCGGTGTCGTTGAAGAATTTGTTGCCGTCGTTTGGTGCTTTGAAGGGTGCCGCCGGGGGGCTTGGCGGCGTGTTTCGCGCCTTGGGTGGCCCTGTCGGGATTGTGATCGGGCTGTTTGCTGCCATGTTTGCTACGAACGCCCAGTTCCGTGCCGCGGTGATGCAGCTTGTGGCTGTGGTTGGCCAGGCGTTGGGCCAGATTATGGCCGCTGTGCAGCCGCTGTTTGGTCTAATTGCTGGTTTGGTGGCACGGTTGGCGCCAGTGTTTGGCCAGATTATCGGTTTGGTTGCCGGGTTGGCTGCGCAGCTTGTGCCTGTGATTGGTATGCTTGTCGCCCGGCTGGTTCCTGTGATCACGCAGATTATTGGTGCGGTGACGCAGGTTGCTGCCATGTTGTTGCCTGCGCTTATGCCGGTGTTGCAGGCTGTTGTTGCTGTGATACGTCAGGTTGTTGGCGTGGTCATGCAGTTGGTGCCGGTGTTGATGCCGGTGATTCAACAGATTTTGGGTGCTGTCATGTCTGTGCTGCCACCGATTATTGGCCTGATCCGGTCGTTGATACCAGTCATCATGTCTGTTATGCGTGTGGTGGTTCAGGTTGTTGCGGTTGTGATACAGGTGGTGGCCCGTATTCTTGCTGTTGTGGCTCCGATGGTGGCGGCCGTGGTCGGGTTTGTTGCCCGTATTGTTGGTGCTGTCGTGTCGGCTGTGGCCCGTGTTATTGCCGCTGTTGCCCGTGTCATCTCGTGGGTTGTTGCCCATTTTGTGTCTGGTTTGGCGCGTATGGGTTCGGTGGTTCAGGCTGGCTGGAATCATATTAGGGCGTTTACGTCTGCGTTTATTAACGGTTTCAAGTCGGTGATTTCCGGCGGCGTGAACGCTGTTGTGGGGTTTTTTGCCCGGCTTGGTTCTTCGGTTGCTGCCCATGTGAGGTCTGGTTTTAACGCGGCCCGTGGCGCTGTTTCTTCTGCGATGAATGCTATCCGGAGTGTTGTGTCTTCGGTGGCGTCTGCTGTTGGCGGATTTTTCGGGTCGATGGCGTCTAGGGTTCGTGGTGCTGCCTCGTCCGGGTTTAACGCTGCGAGGGGTGCGGCTTCTTCTGCTATGCACGCTATGGGCTCGGCTGTGTCTAGTGGTGTGCATAGTGTGATAGGTTTTTTCCGGAATCTGCCCAGCAATATTAGGGGTGCCCTGGGTAACATGGGGTCTCTGTTGGTGTCTGCTGGCCATAATGTTGTTGCCGGTTTGGGTAACGGTATTAAGAATGCTATGAGTGGCCTGTTGGATACGGTGCGTAACATGGGTTCCCAGATTGCTAATGCTGCGAAGTCTGCTCTGGGTATTCATTCCCCGTCGAGGGTGTTTCGTGACCAGGTTGGCCGGCAGGTTGTTGCCGGTTTGGCTGAGGGGATCACCGGGAATGCTGGTTTGGCGTTGGATGCGATGTCGGGTGTCGCTTCGCAGCTTCCGGATGCTGTGGATGCCCGGTTTGGTGTGCGATCGTCTGTGGGCTCGTTTACCCCGTATGGCAGGTATCAGCGTGCGAATGATAAGAGTGTTGTGGTGAATGTGAATGGACCAACGTATGGTGATCCTGCCGAGTTTGCGAAGCGGATTGAGCGGCAGCAGCGTGACGCGTTGAACGCGTTGGCTTACATGTGAGTAAAGGGGTATGCATGTTTATTCCTGACCCGTCTGATCGTGCCGGTTTGACTGTGACATGGTCTATGGATCCGCTGTTTGGTGACGAGCGTGTGCTTCATTTGACGGATTATACGGGTGCGTCTCCTGTCATGTTGTTGAATGATTCGTTGCGCGGTTTGGGTGTTCCTGAGGTTGAGCATTTTTCTCAAACTCATGTTGGGGTGCACGGCTCGGAGTGGCGCGGGTTTAATGTGAAGCCTCGCGAGGTGACGCTGCCGGTTTTGGTGTCGGGTGTTGACCCGGATCCGGATGGCGGGTTTCGTGACGGTTTTTTGAAAGCCTATGACGAGTTGTGGTCTGCGTTTCCTCCCGGGGAGGAGGGCGAACTGTCGGTGAAGACTCCTGCCGGTGTTGAGCGTGTGCTAAAATGCCGGTTTGATTCGGTGGATGACACGTTTACGGTTGATCCGGTGAATCGCGGCTATGCGCGCTATGTGATTCATTTGACAGCTTATGACCCGTTTTGGTATGGGGATGAGCAGAAGTTTCGTTTCAGTAACGCGAAGTTGCAGGATTGGTTGGGTGGCGGCCCGGTCGGCAAGGATGGTACAGCGTTTCCTGTGGTGTTGACGCCTGGTGTTGGTTCTGGCTGGGATAATCTGTCGAATAAGGGTGATGTGCCTGCGTGGCCTGTGATTCGTGTTGAGGGGCCTTTGGAGTCGTGGTCTGTGCAGATTGATGGTTTGCGCGTGTCTTCGGATTACCCGGTGGAGGAGTATGATTGGATCACTATTGATACGGATCCTCGTAAACAGTCTGCGTTGTTGAACGGGTTTGAGGATGTGATGGATCGTTTGACAGAGTGGGAGTTTGCGCCTATACCGCCTGGCGGTTCGAAGAGTGTGAATATTGAGATGGTTGGTTTGGGTGCCATTGTTGTGTCGGTGCAGTACAGGTTTTTGAGGGCTTGGTGAACGGTTGATGGCTGGTCTTGTTCCGCATGTAACATTGTTTACGCCGGATTATCGCCGTGTGGCGCCTATCAATTTTTTTGAATCGTTGAAGTTGTCGTTGAAGTGGAATGGTTTGTCGACGCTGGAGTTGGTGGTGTCTGGGGATCATTCAAGGCTTGACGGGTTGACTAGGCCGGGTGCACGGCTGGTTGTTGATTATGGTGGTGGCCAGATTTTTTCTGGGCCTGTGCGTCGGGTGCATGGTGTGGGTCCGTGGCGTTCTTCGCGTGTGACTATCACGTGTGAGGATGATATTCGCCTGTTGTGGCGTATGCTGATGTGGCCTGTGAATTATCGTCCTGGTTTGGTTGGTATGGAGTGGCGTGCCGACAGGGATTATTCCCACTATTCTGGTGCTGCGGAGTCGGTGGCTAAGCAGGTGTTGGGGGATAATGCTTGGCGTTTTCCGCCTGGTTTGTTTATGAACGATGATGAGAGTCGTGGCCGCTATATTAAGGATTTTCAGGCCCGGTTCCACGTGTTTGCCGATAAGTTGTTGCCGGTGTTGTCGTGGGCTCGGATGACTGTCACGGTGAACCAGTTTGAGAATGCGAAGTTTGATCAGCGTGGTTTGGTGTTTGATTGTGTGCCTGCTGTGACCCGGAAGCATGTGTTGACTGCCGAGTCTGGGTCTATTGTGTCGTGGGAGTATGTGAGGGATGCTCCTAAGGCTACTTCGGTGGTTGTGGGTGGCCGCGGCGAGGGCAAGGATCGGCTGTTTTGCGAGGATGTTGATTCGATGGCCGAGGATGAGTGGTGGGATCGTGTCGAGGTGTTTAAGGATGCCCGTAACACGGATTCTGAGCATGTGCATCTTATTGATGAGGCTGAGCAGGTGTTGTCCGAGTTAGGGGCCACGTCGGGGTTTAAGATCAAGTTGACTGAGTCGGATGTGTTGCGGTTTGGGCCAGGCAATCTGATGCCCGGGGATTTGATTTATGTGGATGTGGGCTCGGGGCCTATTGCGGAGATTGTTCGGCAGATTGATGTGGAGTGTGTATCGCCTGGTGACGGGTGGACGAAGGTGACTCCTATTGCGGGGGATTATGAGGATAATCCGTCGGCCCTGTTGGCTCGCCGTGTGGCTGATTTGGCTGCGGGTGTGCGGGATTTGCAAAAATTCTAGAAAAGATTAGGGGTTTGTTGTGGGTATTGTGTGCAAGGGTTTTGATGGTGTGTTGACCGAGTATGATTGGGCTCAAATGTCTGGTCTGATGGGTAATATGCCGTCTGTGAAGGGCCCGGACGATTTTCGTGTGGGCACGACGGTTCAGGGTGCCACAGTGTTGTGTGAGGTCCTGCCGGGGCAGGCTTGGGCTCACGGGGTGATGTGCACGTCGAATAGTGTTGAGACGGTGACGGGGCAGCTTCCGGGCCCTGGTGAGACCCGCTACGACTATGTGGTGTTGTCTCGGGATTGGGAGCAGAACACGGCCAAGTTGGAGATTGTTCCCGGGGGGCGTGCGGAGCGTGCCCGTGACGTGTTGCGTGCGGAGCCTGGCGTGTTCCATCAGCAACTGTTGGCGACTTTGGTGTTGTCGTCTAACGGGTTACAGCAGCAGCTGGATAGGCGTGCTATAGCGGCTAGGGTTGCGTTTGGGGAGTCTGCAGCCTGTGATCCTACCCCTGTGGAGGGTGACCGTATAATGGTTCCTTCGGGGGCTGTGTGGGCTAACCATGCCGGGGATTGGATGTTGTTGTCTCCCAGGATTGAGACGGGCACTAAGCAGATCCAGTTTGGCGGGTCTGCTGTGTATGCTTACACGATCCCGTTTGAGCGGCCGTTTAGTAGTGCACCTGTTGTGGTGGCGTCTATGGCTACGGCGGCTGGGGGCACGGCACAGATTGATGTGAAAGCGTATAATATTACTGCCAAGGATTTTGGTTTGGCGTTTATTACGAATGACGGTTCGAAGCCGAATGGTGTTCCTGCGATAGCTAACTGGATTGCTGTGGGCGTGTGACTGTACAGGTGTTGTGGCGGATGGTGTGATGTTGGGGGGGCTGTGGTGTCGTGGTTTACTCCTGCACTGGTGGCCTCTATTTGTACCGCGTTGGCCACGGTTTTGGGTTCTGTTCAGGCTGTCACATCCCGTTCTAGGAAGCGTTTACGCAGGCTGTCTGCGCAGGTGGATGCGATGGAAGAGTATACGTGGGGTGTGCGGCGCGAGGTGCGAAGGTTTAACGCCGGGCTTCCTGACGAGGTGGAGCCGATGCATCTTCCTGATTTGCCCGAGTTTTTGAAAGATACTGTTGATGGTGGAGGTGAGTAGGGTTGAGGGAGTTGGAGGAGGAGAAGCGGCAGCGCCGCAATTTTGAGAAGGCTTCACTGGTGTTGTTGTTTTTAACGCTTGTGTTGTTGGTGGCGATGGCTGGGGGTGCTTTGCGTTTCGGGGCTGTATCCCATGAGCGGGATTCGGAGCAGGCTAGGGCCCAGTCGAATGGTACAGCGGCTCGGGGTTTAGCCAGCCGTGTGAAGCGGGTGTGTGCTTCGGGTGGGCAGGAGTCTGTGCGGCTTCACCAGTCTGGCTTGTGTGTGGATGCTCAGCGTGTTGAGCAGGGTGTGCAGGGTGTGCAGGGTCCTGCCGGTGAGCGCGGTCCGCAAGGCCCTGCAGGTGCTGACGGCCGGGATGGTGTTAATGGTTCGTCTGGGCTTGTTGGCCCTGTTGGTCCGCAGGGTTCTCCCGGTTTGAATGGTGTGAAGGGTCCTGACGGGTTGCCTGGTGTGAATGGGTCGGATGGCCATGATGGTCGGGATGGTTCGGCTGGTGAGCGCGGTGATGTGGGCCCTTCAGGTCCTGCCGGCCCGCAAGGTGCACAGGGGGAACGGGGTGAGCGTGGTCTCGCCGGTGCGAACGGATCCGATGGTAAGAATGGTAAAGATGGTAAGGATGGCCGTTCCGTGGTGTCTGTGTACTGTTCCGGGGGCCGCCTGGTTGTGAAATATAGTGACGGTGTGGCGTCCACGATATCGGGTTCGGTGGCCTGCGAGAGTGTGAAACCATCACCTGTGGTTACCGTATCATCCCGCAAGTAAAAAAGAAAAGGGAAGGGTGTTACTGATGTTGGTCGTGTTTGGGGGTGGTGTGTGGTGAGATACATTCCTGCAGCGCATCACTCGGCCGGCTCGAATAGTCCGGTGAATAGGGTTGTGATTCATGCGACATGCCCGGATGTGGGGTTTCCGTCCGCCTCCCGTAAAGGGCGGGCGGTGTCTACAGCAAACTATTTCGCGTCCCCATCGGCGGGCGGTTCTGCCCATTATGTGTGTGATGTTGGGGAGACGGTGCAGTGCTTGTCGGAGTCGACTATTGGGTGGCATGCCCCGCCGAATCCGCATAGTTTGGGTATAGAGATTTGCGCGGATGGTGGTTCGCACGCCTCATTCCGTGTTCCGGGGCATGCCTATACGCGGGAGCAGTGGCTTGACCCTCGGGTGTGGCCCGCGGTAGAGAAGGCCGCTGTCCTGTGCCGGCAGTTGTGTGACAAGCATGGTGTTCCGAAGAGGAAACTTTCGGTGGCTGATTTGAAGGCTGGCAGGCGGGGTGTTTGCGGGCACGTGGATGTTACGGATGCGTGGCATCAGTCGGATCATGACGATCCGGGGCCGTGGTTTCCGTGGGACAGGTTTATGGCCGTAGTCTGCGGCGGTAGTGGTAGTGAGGAGTTAACTGTGGCTGATGTGAAAGCGTTACATAATCAGATTAAACAATTGTCTGCCCAGCTTACTGGTTCGGTGAATAAGCTGCACCATGATGTTGGTGTGGTGCAGGTGCAGAATGGTGATTTGGGTAAACGTGTGGATGCCCTGTCGTGGGTGAAGAATCCGGTAACCGGGAAGCTGTGGCGCACCAAGGATGCCCTGTGGAGCATCTGGTATTACGTGTTGGAGTGTCGTAGCCGTATTGACAGGCTGGAGTCTACTGTCAACGATTTAAAGAAGTGATGTGTTGTGGGTAAACAGTTTTGGTTGGGTTTGTTTGAGCGTGCCCTGAAAACTTTTATTCAAACGTTTGTTGCTGTGCTTGGGGTGACTGCGGGTGTGACTTATACTGCGGAGTCGTTTCGCGGTTTGCCGTGGGAGTCTGCCCTGATTACGGCCGGGGTTGCTGCGGTGCTGTCGATTGCTACCTCGTTTGGTAACCCGTCGTTTGTTGCCGGTAAACCGAAAACGACGCCTGTTGTGGATGCTGGGCTTGTTCCACCGTATGATCCTGGAATAGTGGAGTCTCACATGGTTGACGAAACGGATCCTGGCATGATAGAGCCTATCGACGATGCCGATGCTGGAGGCTATGTGCCGAGGCGTGCTGCTGAGTCGGAAGTTGGCACGGTAGAGTCTACTGTTGCATAAGTGAATATATGTGTGTGCCCCAGCGGTGCTGCCACGATCGTGTGGTGGTTGCTGCTGGGGCACTATTTTTGTGTCTACAGGGGTTTTACAGGTTGTCGTCTAGGGTGTCTTCGAGTGTCTGTTGTAGGAGTGCACACTCGGCGAGGGTGTCTTCAGCCTGGTCGACAATGTTTTGTTTTGCTATGCCTGGATAGTTGTCGCGGTGATTGTAGATGGCTTCCAGAATGTTGTCTGCCATGATTTGTAGTGTTAGGGCCTGGTTGGTGATGCATTCCAGCTCGTCTAGGGCGGCCTGGCTAGCCTCCGGTTGCCGGTTGTCCGGATGTTCTGCAAGGTTGCAGTCCCACAGGATTTCTTGGCATGCATCCCTGGTGTCTGCGTCCACATCGATGTCGTCTAGGCTGACACCGTTGGCGTTGAGGCTGATGTTGTCGAGGTTGATGGGAACCAGATATTCGCTGCTGATGCTGCAGGTGATGTTTGCGAGTTCTGTCATGTTTCGTGGCTGCTGCTGTATGATGCGGCGGGCCGCGGTTTTGAGGGCTGTGACTGTTCGGTGTCTGTTACTGGGCATCGTTTCTATTCTTCTTCCCCGGTGTAGCTGGTGGTGTTGGTGTACTGGGTGAGTGTGATCAGGCACTGGTCGGCCCACTGTTTCACCGTCTGCCGTGTCACACTCAATCGTTGGGCTGCCACCGAATAGGTTTGATCATACCCGTAGACTTCCCTGAATGCGGCAAGCCGTGCTAGCCGTTTCCGCTGTTTGGATGGTTCACATGTGAGGGTGTAGTCGTCGATGGCCAGTTGTAGATCGATCATGGCTACAATGTTGTTGCCGTGGTGTTGTGGCGCGGTTGGTGGGGGTGGCATGCCCGGTTCGACACTCGGTTTCCATGGGCCGCCGTTCCAGATCCATTGGGCGGCTTGGATGATGTCGGCTGTGGTGTAGGTTTGGTTCACTGGTCATCCCCGGAATAGGTTGTCTGGGTTGCTGGTGTTGGTGGTGTCGAATCGTCCCACACAGTGGCAGTAGTCGTACATGAGTTTGATGATGTGTTGGTGGTCGCCGAGGTAGGTGTTTCCGCTGATGCTGTAGGTGGCTGTGCCGTCTTTTGCGATGGTGTATTTGGCGGTGATTGTTTCGGGTGTTTCGGTGTTGGTGATGATTGCTGTGGTGGTGGTGCCTACGGTTTGTAGCCTGGTGGTTTGGGTTCCGTCGTCGAGGATGGTAGTAACCATGAGGGTTGTCCTTTAGATGCTGGTTTGGTTGTCGGCTAGATGAATAATATCGGATAAAGGTTTCGGCTGGTCTAGGTGTTGTATGGTTTTGTTGGCTAGCCGTTTGGCTACCCTGTAACACGTTTTGGTATAGTGTTTGTTGTCTAGGTTGTGGTATTGTTCCCGCACCGCAATATATAGTAGGGAGTCTTGGTACAGGTCGTCTGCACTGATTGCGGGGTAGTGTCCGGCTGTTTTGGTGCATGCCCGGTTGAGTGTGCGGAGATGATGGTTTGTGGCCCATCCCCACGATGCGGTGGTGGCCAGGTCTGCTTTTGTTGGTCGTCTGCTCATGGCACTATTTCATCTCGCTATCTGATAGTTGTTTGGTGTTTTGTTGTTTATAGTGTAGCACACTAGTCCGGGGTTGCCGGTGGTGCCTGTGCGGTGCCGGTACCAGACGGATTCTCCTTCCATGGATGGGCATTGGATGAAGGTGCGTTGTCCTTGCTCAGAGATTTCTAGGTGGTGCCGGTGCCCTGCCATGAGTATATGGGATGTGGTGCCGTTGTGGAATTCTTGGCCGCGCCACCATTCGTAGTGTTGGTTGTTGCGCCATTGGTGTCCGTGGGCGTGTAGGATTTGTGTGCCTGCCACGTCGACGGTGGTGGTCATTTCGTCCCGCTCAGGGAAGTGGAAGTGGATGTTGGGATACTGGTTGGTGAGCTGGTAGGCTTCTGCGATGGCGCGGCAGCAGTCCACGTCGAAGGAGTCATCGTAGGTGGTGACTCCTTTGCCGAAGCGTACTGCTTCACCGTGGTTGCCGGGGATGGAGGTTACGGTGACGTTGGCGCAGTGGTCGAACATGTGGACGAGTTGCATCATGGCCATGCGGGTGAGCCTGATTTGTTCCGTCAAGGGTGTTTGTGTGCGCCAGGCGTTGTTGCCTCCTTGTGACACGTATCCTTCGATCATGTCGCCGAGGAAGGCGATGTGGACTCGTTCGGGGTTGCCGGCTTGCTGCCAGTAGTGTTTTGCAGCGGTGAGGGAGCGCAAATAGTCGTCGGCGAATCGGCTGGTTTCTCCGCCGGGGATGCCTTTGCCTATTTGGAAGTCGCCTGCCCCGATGACGAATGCGGTTTTACTGTCTGTTGTGGTGTTGTCTGTTGTGGGTGGCTGCCAGTCGGCTAGCTTAGCTACGAGTTCATCTACAGGATATGGGTCTGTTGCGGGTTGGTGGTCGATGATTTTTTGTACGGATCGGCCTGTTTCCCCGTTCGGTAAGGTCCATTCGGAGATGCGTGTACGGCGCACGGTTCCGTTGGCTAGATCATCATTAATGGTGTCGATGGCGTTGTCGTGGTTGGCTAGCTGTGTGAGGAGCCGGTCAATATTGTCTATCACTGGTTTTCCTCCTCCTTCTGGGTGTTGGTTTGTTTGCGGCGATAATCTTTAATAACGGTGGCGGAGATGGGGTATCCTGCCTGGGTGAGCTGTTTTGCTAGCCACGAGGCGGGGATAGACTTGTCGGCGAGGACGTCTGCAGCCTTGTTGCCGTAGCGTTGGATGAGGGTTTCAGTTTTGGTTGCCATGATATCCTAGGGGTTGTGTGGTGGGCTGCCATCCGGTGCGGCAGTCGCCGTCGTGTCCTGGTTTGCGGGTGCACCACGATACGGTTCCGTCTGTGTGGTTGAGTGTTTTTCCGCACATGACGTTTTGTAGATGCTCCGGCAGTGCGGCGTCACCCTGGTTGCTGGTTTGTGTGTCGAAGAGTGTTTTCTGGTTGGTGAAGTGTTCGGATACGGTGCCGTTGTGTACGGGTAGTATCCATGTTTTCCATTGTTGTTGTAGCCGTGTGTTCCAGTGGAATTGTTTGGCGGCGTTTTCTGCCTGTTTTATGGTTTTGTAGTAGCCGACTAGTATGCGCTGGTGCTGCTGGTCGGGTGGGTTTTGGCCTCGCCAGTATTGTGCCGCGACGGCGTAACGGTTGTTTTCTGTGAAGGTGTTCCAGCAGTATTCGATAATGTTGTTGAGTGTGTCGTCTGTAACATCTGTGTCGCTGTTTAGTGTTTCTTTGGCGATGATGTCGCGGATGGCTTGCCGATTTTTGGTGGTGGGTTTGAAGGTGATGCTCACGATAGTACCGGCTCGTCTTGCAGGAACTGGTTGAAGGTGTTGTTCCCGGCGTGTTGGGCTTGTGTGATGTCCTGGTCGGTCCAGTCGGGGTGTTGCTGTTTCAGATAGTGCCAGTGACACGCATTGTAGGTCTCGTCTTGTAGCCGTGTGAGATGGTTTTCGGTGATGATTTGTTTCCACATGGCCCACGACACGTCGAGCCGGTTGAGGATTTCGAGGGCTGAGATGTTGAACTGGTCGAGGAAGAGGATTTCGTGGGTGTAGTATTCCTTCTCGTACTGGTCCCATCCGCTTCGGTGCCTGTTGGGCTGGTTTTTGGGGTAGGCTTCCCGGCATACTTTGTGCAAACGTTTGGCCATGTCGTCGGGTAGTTTAATGTCAGGGTTGGCGCGGATCATGGATCGCATCCCATCATAGGTGGTGCCCCAGGTGTGCATGATATGCAGTGGGTCTTCACCGTCTGCCCATTTTTCTGCACAGATGGCGAGGCGGATGCGCCTCCTAGCGGCCTTACTTGTGTCGCGGCGGCCGGGGATGGGGCACGTGTCGAGGGGATCCATGATGTTTTATATGCCTTTCTTTTGTGTGGATTGCTTGTGTGGTTTTACTGTAGCACAGTGTCTAGTGCTTGTGTCAACCCTGTTTTGCCCTCCTGCAGGTAGGTGTCTGTGACATCCCCCAGGGTGAGGGGCACATGGGTGGCTTGGGGGAGTGCTGCCTGGAGGGTTTGGGCCATCTTGTCTCCCGCGAGGTCTGGGTCTGACCAGATGTAGATGTGGTCGTAGCCTTCGAAGAATTTGGTCCAAAAGTTTTGCCACGAGGTTGCGCCGGGTAGGGCGACGGCCGGCCATCCGCATTGTTCGAGGATCATGGAGTCGAATTCGCCTTCGCAAATGTGCATTTCGGATGCCGGGTTGGCCATGGCGGCCATGTTGTAGATGGAGCCTGTGTCTCCTGCCGGGGTTAGGTATTTGGGGTGGTTGTGGGTTTTGCAGTCGTGCGGGAGTGAGCAGCGGAAACGCATTTTTCGTATTTCGGCTGGCCGCCCCCAAACGGGGTACATGTAGGGGATGGTGATGCACTGATTGTAGTTTTCATGGCCTGGTATGGGGTCATTGTCGATGTATCCAAGGTGGTGGTAGCGGGCTGTTTCTTCGCTGATGCCTCTTGCTGAGAGCAGGTCGAGTATGTTTTCGAGGTGGGTTTCGTAGAGGGCCGAGGCTTTCTGTATTCGGCGGCGTTCCGCAATGTTGTATGGGCGTATGCTGTCGTACATTCGGGTTTTCTTCTTCTAATCGTTGTTGTAGTTTGGCGAGGCCTCCTCCAACACCGCATGTGTGGCAGTACCAGACTCCTTTTGTGAGGTTGATGCTCATGGAGGGCTGGTGGTCGTCGTGGAGTGGGCAGAGGATGTGTTGCTCGTTTCGTGACGGATTGTAGCGTATCCGGTAGGTGTCGAGGAGGCGGCAGATGTCAGAGGTGTGGGAGGAGTTCTGCGAGGGTTGATACCACATAGGCTTCACTCCATGGCTTGTTGCGCTGTTTCATCACGACGAGTCCGATAGTGGACTGGCTAGTTTTGTTTCGGTGTGTTTCGTAGTTACGTGCCTCGGTGGTGGCTTCTTTGACGAATTGGGCTAAATGCTGCTGGCCAGCTTTTGCTTCTATCACATATGTGTGATTGCCGGTTGTGAGGATGAGGTCGCCTTCGTCTTCGCGGCCGTTGAGGTGAAGGCGTTCTATGTCGTATCCGATATCGCGTAGCTGGTGGAGGAGCCGGGTTTCCCATTCGGCGCCTGCCCGCCTGTTGCGTGCCTGTGTTGTAGACATGGTTTAGAGTCCTTTGTGGGTTGGGGTCATGTTCCAGGGCTGTTTTTCGGCGAGTGGCCCAAAAAAGGTGTATTCGGGGTAGGCTCTTAGTCGTTCGTATCGGGTGCCGTCTGGGCTTGACTGGCCGGTGCGCTGTTTCAACACTGCGATGCGGGCTTCGGCTGGGATGGATAGGCCTTGGCCGTTGTCCTCACCCGGGTAGAGGGATACTCCGAGGATGAGCTGCGGTTTTTCGGAGAGGCCGTTTTTGATTTCCCGCCTGGCTGGCGGGTGTTCAATATCGGTGCCGGTTTTGTCGGTTGCGTGGTGTGTGACAATAATGGTGGATCCTGTGTCGCGGCCTAGCGCTGTGATCCATTGCATGGCTTCTTGCTGTGCCTGGTAGTCGGATTCGCAGTCTTGGATGTCCATGAGGTTGTCGATAACAATGATGGGCGGGAAGGTGTTCCACATTTCCATGTAGGCTTGTAGTTCCATGGTGATGTCTGTCCATGTGATGGGTGACTGGAATGAGAATGTGATGTGTTGGCCGTGGTGGATGCTGTCTCGATAGTATTCTGGCCCGTAGGTGTCGATGTTGTGTTGTATCTGGGCTGTGGTGTGTTGGGTGTTGAGTGAGATGATTCGTGTGGAGGCCTCCCAGGGTGTCATGTCCCCCGATATATAGAGGGCGGGCTGGTTGAGCATCGCTGTGATGAACATTGCTAGCCCGGATTTTTGGCTGCCGGAGCGCCCCGCAATCATGACTAGGTCCCCTTTGTGGATGTGCATGTCCTGGTTGCGGTAGAGGGGTTCTAGCTGGGGTATGCGGGGCAGTTCGGCTGCGGTTTGGGAGGCTCTCTCGAAGGATCGTTGTAGAGAGAGCATCGGAACCTTATCTATCTGTTACGGTTTGGGCGGAGAGTGGTGGTCAGATGGAGTCGATGTCCACATCATCACTGCCCGTGGTGTTGGGCTGGCTGTCTCGCTTGTCAACATATGCTGCTACGAGGTCGTAGATGGCGTCATCCAATGGTTTGAGGATGACAGCGTTGAAGCCGTTTTTGGTGCGTACGGTGGCTAGTTTGAAGGCCTGCTCCTCGCCAAGGTATGCTTCTAGGTCGCGGATCATGGAGTGTGGGCGGTCGTTGTTGCCGCGTGCTTTTTCAATGATGGCGTTGGGGATGGTTTCTGGGGTGCCGTTGTTGAGATCGTCGAGGGTGTGGAAGATGGTTACGTCAGCGTAGATGCGGTCTGCGACCTGTCCGCCGTATCCTTCGGTGTTGTGCTCGACGTCGTGGACTTTGAAGGCGATGGCGGTGGCGTCCTGGTTTTTTGATGGGTTGAAGAAGGTGCTGTCGTTGTTGTTGCGGTAGGTTGCGAGTCCCATTGTTGTATCCTTTACTGTTTTGTTGGTTTGTGTCGGTTTTTATCGGGTGAGGCTGTTTCGTTTGCTGCGGAACGCCTCTGACACGTCGGGGTTACTGGTGATGGTCTTCTTGTACTGTTTGAGTAGATCGGCTAGCTGTGCCTTGCTGGTGGCTTTGTTGATTTTGTCGATGACGATGTCGTTTTCTTGGGATGTGATGTTGTCTACATAGTTTTTGGCGGCCTGGTTGTATCGGTCTTGGAGGATGATGGATGCTGTGGCGATCAGTGTTGCCAAATCCCAATCCTCAGAGACGGTATTGTCTTTGAGGCCTCCGAGCAGGTCGATGATGGCCTGTTTTGTCTGCTCGGCTGTGTCTCCTCGGATGACCGCCCATGGTGCAGCATAGTCTCCACCGTATTTGAGTGTGATAGTAATGCGATCATCACCGGTGTTCGTGTTGTCGGTCACTGGTGCTCCTTGCCTTTATCAAGTGGTGTGATGATGGTTTGGATGGGGTACCTGTAGGCGTCTTTTCCGTCTACTGCCCAGCAGGCGTCCTTGACGGGGCATCCTTTACAGAGTGTGGTGACGTGGGGTACGAAGATGCCTTGGCTGATTCCTTTCATTGCTTGACTGTACATGGATGATACATGCCGGTAGGTGTTGTTGTCAAGATCGTAGAGTTCGGTTGCTGTGCCCTGGGTTTGCGACGTGTTGTCATTACGGCTGCTGGCTGGTGTCCAAAACATGCCTTTCGTCACATTGATGTCGTGTTGGTTGAGCATGTACCGGTAGGTGTGCAACTGCATATTGTCGGCGGGCAGGCGGCCGGTTTTGAGGTCGAGGATAAACGTTTCGCCGGTGTCTGTGTCGGTGAAGACACGGTCGATGTAGCCAACAATCTTGGTGCCATCCTGGAGTGTGGTTTCTACTGGGTATTCGATGCCTGGTTTACCGTCTAGGACTGCGGTGTGGTATTGTGGATGGTTTGTGCGCCACTGTTTCCACCTGTCAACGAAGATGGGTCCGTAGATCATCCACCAGTCGTAGTCTTTTTTGTTGGGGCCTCCTGTTTCGCACATGTTTTTGCACACCCTGCCGGAGGGTGTAATTTCCGTACCCTCGGATTGGACAAGGGCGACTTGGGTGTCGAAAACATTGTTGAAGGATAAGAGGTTGTCGGGTATTTCGGGGTATTCGGCGGGATTATGCAGGTGTAGGTCATACTGTTCGGTGATGTGGTGTATAGCACTGCCGGCGATGGTAGCATACCATGTGTGATAGGTGGCTTTGTAGCCGTGTTGGAGGCGCCATTTTTCTCCGCATTCCGCCCACTGCGATAGTGAACTGTAGGAGATGTGACCTGGATGGCTGATGGTTTTAGGATATTGTGCTAGAGGCATTACTTGTCGCTTTTGTTCCATGGGTTGCGGGTGTCTTGGCCGGCGTGGTGTTGCTGGTAGGCGAGGAGTGCTAGGCAGTGCCAGGCAGCATGGGCTAGATGCGGTAGCCCGGATTCGTGGTCGAGGTTGTTGCCTTGCTGCCATGATAGTAGGTGCCGGTAGAGGGCGTCGACACTGTGGCTCCACGGGTATCCTCCGGTCCAGTTGTTGTCGCCGTATTTGGTGGCACCGTATCCTGCCACGGAGCCTAGTTCGTGCAAGGCTGCGGGGTCGATGAGGGAGAGCCTGCATTGTTTGAGTTCTTTTTGGGCTCCGGTGTTGGGGTCGGTGTACATGCTGGTTGGTTCATCCATGGGGTGTGTGCTCCTTAAGTATGGGTTACTGGTTGGGGTTGTGGGCGAGTGCTACAGCGAGAATAATGATGGCGAGGGTTTCAGCGATAAGTATGGGTGTTGTGATCATTTGTTGTCTCGGGGATTGTTGGTGAGGGTTGAGGCACCCAGGAGGGTGGCGAGGGCGCATGCGGCAATAATGGCGAGGGCTGCCTTGTGGCTGGTGCCGGTTGCGTACATCCATGTGATGATGCCGCCTTGGATCCATGCCAGTGTGGTGAAGAACGTTTCGTAGCTGTGTAGCTCAATATGGTTGGGTGTGTTCATGCTTGCTCCTGAAGAATGGTGTTGATGGTTGTGTAAATGTTGTACAGGTCGGTTTCGATAGATAACAGTTGGTGGATTTCGTGGTCGAGATCAATGTCTGGGTTGAGGGTGTTGATGCGGGAGGCGATGTCGGTGGCTGTGCGTAGTGTGCCGCCGGTGTGGTGAATGATGTGTGCCGTGTCGGCGAGTCCGGTGGTGACAGCGTAGTGGGAGAGGAGAGGCATAGCGGGGATGCTCCTTGGCGGGTTACTGTTGCTGGTTGATGTTGAGGTCGGTGACGTGCGGTGAGCTTTCTGTTCCGGTGACGAGGCAGTGGACGGTGACGGGTAGTTTGGATGCGCCGGGCTGTTTCGCGGTTGCGCCGTAGACGATGGAGAAGGTGTCTTTACCAATAATTTTGTGGAGTTGGAGGTCGATGTCGGGGTTGCCGTTCCAGTTGACACCGTGTGCGGCGGCCTGTTGTTCGGCTTTGCGGTTGCAGGTGTGTGCGGCGGTGATCATGGTGAGTCCGGTGGCGGTTTCTTCACCCCTTGCTTGGGCTTGCTTGTGGGTTTTCTGCTGTTCGGCTCGCAGTGACTGTTCTGCGGCTGCCTGCCGTGCTTTCTTGTCGGCTTTGCGCTGTTGGACGGTTTTGGGGGTCCATTCGGTGTTGGCTGTGGTGGCCTGTGGGGCTGGCTGTGAGGCGAGTGGCGGATTGTCGTCTGGGGCTGGCATGAATGAGGCGGCGGCGATGATGGCGGCTGTGATTCCGGCGATGGTGTAGCCTTTTTTCTTGTTCATGACTGTTGTCCCCTTTCCGGGGTGTTGTTCGTTGCTGACATGATCAATACTTCCAGTGACTGGACCTCGTGTCAAGGCTGCGCTCAACGATTGTGAGCGATCATTGTGTGGCTAGGGGTTTTGTCCTTGAGGTATGACAGGTCACGTCCTGTAGTCCAGTAGCCGAGACGATTACGCTTCATACCCTTAGCCTTCATCTCGTCCACGGTGAGACACCTGCGACGACTGGGGCCTTCCTTGACTCCATGATCGCCTGTGCGGTGCATGTCGCCAGAGCGAGTACTAGTGAATGTCTCGTGACAGACTGTGCAGTGTTCTGGTCGGTATCCGGTGATTGTGCTATCGCACTTGTGGCATGTCCATTGCATGATTGGTACTTCTTTCGTGTTTTAAGCTGTGACTCGGTGGATTAGAGCGACTTTCAGCCCCTGGGGGTATGATTATATAGTTCAGGTATTTTCTAGGCGATTCTAGGCTCATTGTGTACGAGTGATTCTTGTGGGGTGGGTGGCTATCGGCTGTACAGGGTGAGGAGGTGGCCTACGTTGATGCGGCTCACATTCCAGTAGAGTTGTGTGGCTTCACCGCCGGTGAGTGGCTTCCACTCGTCATGGCTGAACACGGTGCCATCGGATGCGATGAATGTGTTGGGGCGTAGCTTGTGGAGTTCGGCTTCCACGCTCTGCCGGTAGGCTTCGGCGAGGCCCTCAAAATCCATGTGGTCGCAGGAGAGGTTTTCGAGGCGTGTCAGGTCGAAGGGTGTGGGGCAGTCGTAGCTGGCTGGGGTGTAGAGCTGGGTGAAGTGGTTGGCGATCTTCTGCATCATGATTCCTTTTCTGGTGATGGTGTGTTGATGGTTTTATCGTGTGGCTTCGGCGATGATGGCTTCCACATCGATTGTGTCGATCATGTCGTGGAGGTCCTCAGTCTCATCCGCGGTGAGTGGCTGCCAGTCCTGGGGTCCGTATATGGCACCGTCGAGGGTGACAGTCCACAGGGGCCGGATGAGTCGTATGGCTTCTTGTACTTTGGCGTGGTACATGCGGCGCACCATATCGAGATCGATGTCGTCTGAATGGTCTCCGGTGAGGCTGTGGAGGCTGAGGAGGTCGATTTCTGTCTGCCCGTAGAGGCTGGTGAATGATGGTGTGATGAGTGTGCCATCCATAGGGTGTGCTCCTTTCGGTGGTTGTAGGGGTTGTTGTGGTTTCTAGAGTGTGTAGGTGGCGACTCCACAGTCAAGGCGGCGCTCATTCGGATTGAGCGTTTTATATGGGTGTGACATGGGATGTGGCGTATCTCACTTAAGCCTTTATTGCCCCTCTAGGCGCCTGAAATATGTCCGGGGTAGGATTATATAGGGTTGGCCCTGCTGATCAATTCTAGGGCCCTTCTAGGGCGTCTGAGGGGTGTGTCTGGGTGATAGCAGGTCCGGTAGATGACCCGGCAGGTCTACCCTGGCTTTCATGACGGGGTTCGAGGTGCCATATATGGGCATGGAATCCACACCCTCATACTATGTGAGATGTATCACATCCTCCTGGCTTTGTGTGCCCCCTCGAGGTCACCCTGCCGATCTGGCGTGAAGGGTGTAGCCCAGAAATACCGTTTAAAGCTGTGACACGGCGCCTAGGAGCGCCTTACAGGGTGGGGGCTAGGTATTCATACCCCCAAGCAATTCTGATCGATTCTAGACGCCTCCAGGAGCCTGATACGTGATCCGCTATCCAGACGCAGACCATCAGCCCCTATCCTGGTTAGCTAAGCCTCAACTATGTGGACAGTGTGGAATACTGTGGGGGAAGAAGGACACGGTAAAAGAAAGAGGGGGGAGCATCAGCCTTCAAGCCTTAAGGTCTTAGCGCTTAGCACCGATGGTCTTAGCAGTTAGCACCGAGCCCCTCAAGGGCTCGGCATCAGCCCGAACAGGCACAGCCCTGAAAGGGGTACACGCCATCAGGGAAGGCTTGAGAGTACGAGGAGCCCTAGCGACGAGTACTCGAAAGCCTGAGTGAAGACCATCAGCACTGATGGGCCTAGCGTGTTCGGAAAGGACACAAGGGTACAGTGTGAGAGCTGTTCGGGAGTGAAACCTGTTCTGACTAGGGGTTTCGGTCTTAACCACCCTCAAAGGTTACAAGACTATAAGAAAATTTAAGGAAAAGTTTAGGTTTAATTTTTGGACCTTTACTACCAAAAACACCCGTTTACACCCATCAAACCCGCCTATAGAGCCAAAACCACCAGTTTGACTCATCCCAGGTGGGGTATGATAGGCTGGACAGGTAGCCAGCTGGACGCAAGGCCGAAATCCGCTGACGCGGCTTTCACCCTTACATCCATCAGTCTACCAAACACTTTAAAGCTTCAAGGCTTAGCGCTAAGCCCCTCAGTACTTAGCACCGAGCCCCTCAAGGGCTCGGCATCAGTCTTAAAGCCTTAAACACTTAAAGTACATATAAAACTTTAAGAGCTTAACACTTAAGGTTATAAATAAACATTAAAGCTTTAAAGTCTTAAAGTAAATATATAACCTTAACAGCTAAACGTTAAAAGCTTTAAACCTTAACACCTAAGTTAAGTATAAAACCTTAAAGGCTTAGCACTTAAGGATATAAACTTTACATCAGTGTTTAAGACTTAAAGGCTTATAAGCTTTAAACACTTAAAGTAACTATAAGACTTTAAAAACCTTAAGTACTTAAAGTTAACCATCAGTCTTAAACTTTAACATTATAACCTATAAGTCTTAAAGCTTATAGGTATAATAATATAATATAAGTATTAAAGCTTATAAGTTATAAAAGTTTTAGAAGAGCTAAGGGGTTAACTTCTTTACTTCTCTTCTCTCTTTGGTTCTTTCTCTCTTCTCTTCTTTTCTTCATCAGGGGAGAAGAGGAACCTTTGGCCGTCAACGCTGATGGACTTTTCACCGTGTGTCTCGTGTACCACCGGTCGCACGCTCCCGGTTGCACACTCCCCACATTCTTACACCCGTGCCCCTTTCGGGCTTGGCGTGTTCGGCTGAAGGCGTACGGCGTGTCACGCTTAAACCCTTAACACCGGGTGAGACTTAAAGTGTATATTATATGTAGAAGACTTTAAAACCTATAGGGTGTTTCTGCTGAGCCTGTGTCCTTCAACGCTAGGCGCCAAGCGCTAAGCTGTGAAACGCGAACACACACCCACCCCCTTTTTCTTCCGTGTCCTTCTTCTTTTGACACCGCTGGGGGGCGATGTGATATTTTTCACATGCCAGGGGGTGTGAGGGGAAAACAAACACCCCCTCAAACACACAAAACGCCCCCCATAATCGATGAGCAGGGCAAGGGCAAGGTATTCATACCCCCAACACCTTTCAGGCCGTTAGAGAGGCAATAAGAGACTCACAGGCTACCATAGGTGATCGGAGACGTGATGGCACATACCAACCGCACCGCATCCGCCTCACACCGACGCTGGCGGCAACGACTCATCACCCAAGCCCGACAGCAAGGCCAAACCGAATGCCCACTCTGCGGAGCAACCATCACCTGGGACACACACGATCTACCAACCAGCCCCGAAGCCGACCACATCACACCCGTCAGCCGGGGAGGACTCAACACCCTCGACAACGGGCAAATCATCTGCAGAACATGCAACAGAAGCAAAGGCAATCGCAGCGAACCAAACATTCAATTCCAACAACAAACCACAAAAACGTTGATTCCATGGTGAAAAACCCGCCAACCCCCACCGGGGACACCCCCTGCACACCCGTGCAAGACCAGATCGGAAGA